GGAAGAGACAGCAACCCATTTAGGAACCGTAGCTCAGCGGTAGAGCACTCGGCTGATAACCGAGCGGTCACAAGTTCAAATCTTGTCGGTTCCACTTTGGCAGTGTAGTTCAGTGATAGAACAGGAGATTCATACCCTCCATGTCGGTAGTTTGATTCTACCCACTGCCTTGTGACGTTAGCCTAGAGGTAAGGCAGTGGTTTGTGGAACCACCTAGATGGGTTCGATTCCCATACGTCACCCCGCCCGATTAGCTCAGTGGTAGAGCAACTCACTAGTAATGAGTAGGTCGTCAGTTCGAGTCTGACATCGGGCTTCTGAGGTCGCCAAGCGGTAAGGCAGCGGGTTTTGGTCCCGCCATTCGTGGGTTCGAATCCTACCCTCAGAACCTTACTCTCTTAGCTCAGTGGATTAGAGCACTTGACTACGGATCAGGGTGTCGTAGGTTCGAATCCTACAGAGAGTGTTTGGTATCTAAAGTTACAAAAAGGATACCATATATAAAATACGTTCATCTCTTTTTGAGACGGAAGTAAGCCGACTCGGAACGGATCGTTCATTCGCTATATAGCGAACGCAAAAGCCGACTGAAGGAACGCTCTTTAACCTAAAAAACTAAGGAGAACCCTAATGTCTAAAGTCGTATATCGTGGCGTTGAGTATGATACCGAAAAGCGTATCGCATATCAACAGCAGATGATGCAGCAACCCCAACAATACAACGAAACCTATCGTGGTGTTAAGTTTGTAAAGGAGGGTCACAAATGAACTGGTTGTATCTAATCCGTAAACAAATTCAAAAACAGAAGAGACTCCAAGAAGCGCAATACTACATTGCAACTCTTGGGTAAAACGAAAGGGGGCATTGCGCCCCCTTTTTTATTATCTTCTTAGTGTCTTTAAATAATCAAGCATTGCTTCCCTGATATACATTAGCTCATGGTAGCATTTTTGATTGTGAGCACACTGCCTAAGTTCGTTGTCTGGCTTATGCACACTCTCAATGAATAGATCTAATCCTCTATTCCATTTGTCGTTGTCTTCAGTCACGTTGCCTCCAGTCATCGGGTTTGTCTTGTCTAAACCAATCAACAATCTCATCGATATCATTGAATCCACTGATACCTTTTGCCTCGTGCCCGATGCCACCGATGTCAAGTTGATTTAAAAAATCATCTAAGTCTCCCTCTTGCATGTCAGGATTTGATGCTGTGCGTCTTGCTTGTCTGAGTATGGTTGCAGCAGAGCGATTAGATTTTGCCAACTTCTCTGCCCAAATCATATCTGAAAGCTCTACCGATTCTCCTTTTACAATCTTGTCACAAATAGCCTCCAGTCTGAGGCGATACTGGGTAGAGAGCATATTAATGTATGGCAATAATACTTTTATTTATTGTGGGTATGCATTGTGCAATCCCCAATTAATAAACAATCCTATGGAAGTAAACAAAAGTAAAGTTTTAACAATAGTATTCGTCATCTATTTCATCCTCGTAGGTAGACGGCTCTTCGAATAACTCTTCCATTTTCTGTTGTAATACTCTTTCATACAACTCTTTAATCTGCTCTTCTGTTATCATCTTGGTTATGAATGATTGCTATACCAAATATTGGCACCATTATCAGTAATAAACTGAGGAAGCCTAGAAAGTATATATTTTCAATCAGGGTTACTATGATGTGTCTCATGAGAAATGTAACATTCAAGTGGTTTTTGTGTATCTTTATCGAAATTTTGATCTAGGTAGATGCAAAGTTTATTGATGATTTTCATATACTCATCATGCATCCAGTCACTACCAGTTTCATGGTAGGCATAATGCTTACATGCTGTGATGATGCGGTTGACATCTCTGCTTGATAGGTTATACATGTGATTACTCTCTATACAATATTATGTCGCCAAATTTTCTGTGGTAATCGAGGTGCTTTTTCCCCCATGGTATAGTTCTCCATTCAGTTGTTCCATCCCAAAGTAGAAGGCATATATGGATGTATCTCATATACCTGTAGTATAACGAGCTATTTAGATGGGTGCAAATACCTATTAGGATTTGCTGACAAAGGGGGGGTTGACAGGGGAGATGGGATGCTATATACTGTGTAAAGATTTATGACGAAACGAATGACGGTTACGACTAATGAGTATGGTCAGCAAAATATGTGGGCCAAAGAACCTGAAATGGTTTACCAAGAATACAATCGCAAGGGTCTTATGACTCCTATGCAAACTACGGAGATGTACAATGGGCGTTGGGCAATGGTCGGCATCGTTGCTGGTGCTGTTTCTTATCTTGTCACTGGCAAGCTCTTCTTCGGCATCTTCTGACTGAGGGATTGACAATGACTGAACTTTTGTTTACAATGACTTCCGTTGCCTTCTTCGTATTGCTGGCAATCGCTGTAGAAAAACTTTGTGAGACTTATTGATGGCTACCTATTCCATTACCCTTCAATCCCCTGACGGCACTGAGCAAACTATTCAGTGTGCTGAAGACCAATACATCCTTGAAGCTGCTGAAGAAGCAGGTATTGACCTGCCTTCCAGTTGCCGTGCTGGTGCTTGTAGTGCCTGTGCTGGTAAACTAATCAGTGGCACTGTTGATAACGAGGAGCAATCCTTCCTTGATGATGACCAACTCGCTGAAGGTTGGGTGCTAACTTGTGTAGCATATCCCACCAGCGACTGTGTTATTCTGACTGAACAAGAAGAAAATCTTTAATTTAGGAGAACAATTATGAAATTCGGTTTTACCCCTGAGGCTGAGATCCTCAACGCTCGTCTGGCAATGCTCGGTTTCGTCATTGCGGTCGGCACTTACCTCACTACTGGGCAGATTATTCCTGGTATTCTCTGATTCCCTCCCCGCTTCGGCGGGGATTTTTTTTGTCTGGGGGCTTGACAGGGCAGGCGACCTATGCTATTATAAATAAATGTTAAGGAATGGAAACATTTCTTCACAATACTTACCTCAACTACTCGGAGTATTTTCAATGACTGCAACTATCGCACAACGTCGCGGTGTTGGCAGTGGATGGGAAAGCTTCTGTGAGTGGGTTACCTCTACCAACAATCGTCTTTATGTTGGGTGGTTCGGAACTCTTATGATTCCTACCCTGCTTGCAGCAACCATCTGCTTCATCATCGCTTTCATCGCCGCACCCCCTGTGGATATCGACGGCATCCGTGAACCCGTCGCTGGCTCGCTAATGTATGGAAACAACATCATCTCTGGTGCTGTCGTTCCTTCTAGCAATGCAATCGGTCTTCACTTCTATCCTATCTGGGAAGCTAACTCTCTTGATGAATGGCTATATAATGGTGGGCCGTTCCAGCTGGTCGTCTTCCACTTTCTGATTGGTATCTATGCTTACATGGGCCGCGAATGGGAACTCTCTTACAGACTGGGTATGCGTCCTTGGATTTGTGTTGCCTACTCTGCACCCGTTGCTGCTGCTAGCGCAGTTTTTCTGGTCTATCCCTTCGGTCAAGGATCCTTCTCTGATGCAATGCCTCTGGGGATTTCGGGAACTTTCAACTACATGCTTGTTTTCCAGGCGGAACACAACATTCTTATGCACCCTTTCCATATGCTGGGAGTTGCTGGTGTGTTCGGTGGTTCTCTTTTCTCTGCTATGCACGGATCTCTGGTCACCTCTAGTCTCGTTCGTGAAACCACGGAAGTAGAATCTCAAAACTATGGATACAAGTTCGGACAAGAAGAAGAAACCTACAACATCGTTGCTGCCCACGGGTACTTTGGGCGTCTTATTTTCCAGTATGCTTCTTTTAACAACAGTCGTAGTCTTCACTTTTTCTTGGCAGCTTGGCCTGTTGTCGGTATTTGGTTCGCTGCTCTGGGCGTGTCTACCATGGCGTTCAACCTGAACGGTTTCAACTTCAACCAGTCGCTGCTTGATAGCAGTGGTCGTGTAGTCAACACCTGGGCAGATATCCTCAACCGTGCTAACCTCGGTTTCGAAGTAATGCATGAGCGCAACGCTCACAACTTCCCGCTCGATCTTGCTGCTGCTGAGATGACCCCTGTGGCACTCACTGCACCTGCTATCGGTTGATACTTCAGTTAAAATCTGATATACTAGGAGGGGCAACCCTCCTTTTTTATTAGGTATGGAAAAGATATTAGACCATATATTATCAGGTGGAGAAGCTAAGTATTTTCCAAAAGCATACAAAAAAGAACTGGTGACTATAGAAGATGTTAGTAAATATATTGACATGTCAAATGCAAATGAGCATGATCTTGTAATAATAAAAGATCATTCTAGGTTACCAACTCCTCTAAAAAAATATGGATGGAGAAACTCTTGGAACACGAAGTTAATACAAAAATATTGGGAAGATAATTGTTCTTTAGTTCTTCATACTATACATTTAAATAATGATCTCAAAGAATTGATTAAATTTTTTGAAGAATATTCAGGTATGCAATTTGATTCACATGTATATTGTGGAAAGAAAGAAAGTAAATCATATAATTATCATTGTGATGTCAGTCATAATTTAATACTACAATGTCAAGGTCAGACTAGATGGAAAATTTATCCTCTAATAACTAAACAATCTATGACATTTTCTGAAATGAAATTACTCCCCATCATAGATGTAATTATGAATCCTGGTGATGTGATATGGGTGCCAATGTTTCAGGTTCATTATGCAGAACCGATTACAGATAGGATCAGTGTTAGTTTTCCTTTTTCTTTATCGTGTAAAGAAAAGACCACCATACAACCACCAGTTAATTTAAAGATAAATACTCAACGACATTGGAGAAACATTGATGGTTAAAGAAGTGCTTGGTGTGCATCACATTGCTGAGTTATGCGAGTGTAATGCAGACCTTTTAAATGACTCAGCATTCATCAGCACTTCCCTTAGGCAAGCAGTAGAACATGCTAACGCAACACTGATTGAAGAAGTTAAATACGAGTTCACGCCACAGGGAATCACTGCTGTTTGCTTGCTATCAGAAAGTCATATTAGTATTCATACATGGCCAGAGAAAAGATATGCTGCGGTAGATATCTTTACTTGTGGCGATCACACAGCACCTGATATAGCTTGTAGATACATGGCGGATGTGTTAGAATCAAAAGAACCAACGTTCACGGTAATCCGTAGGGGAATCTAATGGAAATCATCGCTTATACACTGCCAGGTTGCAGTCATTGCACCAACTTAAAAGAATTATTTCGCAGAGCGGATGTGGATTATACAGAGGTGAAAGTTAAAAGTGATATTACAGTGGATGATTTTCAAAAAGAATATCCAAGTATAGTTAGTTTTCCTTTTGTGGTTATAGACAAAACTCCTGTTGGTGGATTAGTGGAAACCGTTAAATTATTCGTTAGTAATGGATTAATACAATCTAGCAAGAAGCAAAATGGCAACAGTTGAAGACATCTATTATATTGTTAACCAAGCAATAGATCTTGCGTTTATGCAAGAAAAATATCAATTAAACTTTTTTGATTATCTCAAAGGAGAAAATTTTAAGAAAGATGTTGTTGATACTTTTTTAAATTCTTCTCTGAAAGTTTGTATTGACCATCAAATAGAAGAACTTGATATGTATATATTGGGAGGACCAACCGCAAATGATTTGCGAGAAGCATATAGTTGGATGGGTAAACCTAGAGCTAGAAAAGTAAAAGAATATCTTGAAAAGATTCTAAAAGATGCTAGTGATTATGAAAGAACAAAACGAAGAGGAAGGAAACCAAAAACTTCAAATAAATAAGGGTATAGAATTCATGTTGCGTAGGAGGGTTGATAAGGTCAAACCTAAACATGGATTAACACTGAGTAAAACATTCAACCTCCTACGCAGAACATACCATTTTAATATGGAGTTTTCCTGGGAGGTTGACAAACCAAACAAGGAGTAGTAAGATGGAGTCAGCAACACCATACATCCTGTTCTTCAGCGGGATAGGTATCATAGGTTCATTCGCTATTGGATTAATTATTGGATGGTTCGGCAACGATATCGTCTATGCATTTTTAAACAAGAACAGGATTCAGCCAATGCATCCTGAAATGTTTGATGAGAATGGTCAACTGATTCCTGATGAAATCGTAGCGGTTCGCTTTGAGAATTCTGAAGATTACGAGGATTACGACGACGAGGATTAAATGATTCTAATTGATATGAATCAGATTATGATTAGTAATCTGATGATGCAACTGAAGGGCGATGCTCTTAATGAAAATCTTGTTCGTCATATGGTGCTTACTGCCCTTCGCGCATTTGAAAGACAATACTCTCCTGAGTATGGTGAGATTGTTCTTGCGTATGATAGTAAGCACTACTGGCGAAAGGAAGCATTTCCCTATTACAAACAGAATAGAAAGAAAGACCGAGAGGCATCCGATTTAGATTGGAATGCTATCTTCGAAGTCTTGAATAAGATACGCGATGAGATCAAAACCTTCTTTCCATACAAGGTTGTTGAAGTGTATGGTGCTGAAGCAGATGATGTTATCAGCACCCTCACTACTTATCAAGCGTATCGCAACATCAAACTACAGAAGGAAGGTAAAGATGCTGAAGAGGTATTGATTCTCTCAGGAGATAAAGACTTTATTCAGCTACAAAAGTATCCCTTTGTGAAGCAATACAATCCGATTCTCAAGAAGGAGATTAAACATGATGACCCCAAAGCATATGCCAGAGAGCATATCATTAAGGGAGATAAGTCAGATGGCATACCTAACTTCTTATCTGATGCTGATACATTTGTGGTAGGCAAGCGACAGAAACCTATAAGTAAGAAAAACTTAGAAAAGTGGGTGAACCAAGACCCATCTGTATTCTGTTTAACAGAAGAAGCTGCTCAAAATTATGAGCGTAATCGGAAATTAATCGATCTTTCCTGCATTCCTGAACATCTTGCAACCGAGATTGTATCTTGTTACAAGTCACTAAATAGCAACGAAAGGAAAGTTCCGCTTGAATATTTTCAACAGCATCAACTCACGAAGTTGATGGAGGAATTTGTATTCCGTAATACACAACCACATTTTGAGGTGAAATAAACATGGCAACTGATACTTATAGACCACTCATTTCTGAGATTCTTCGCAAGGTTAACAACGCGAAGACAAAAGCAGAGAAGAAAGAACTGCTTGCAAAATACAATTCACAGACTCTTCGTAGTTTGTTTATCTGGAATTTCGATGAGAGTGTGAAGTCAATGCTTCCTGAAGGTGAAGTTCCTTACACTCCAAACCCAGCACCAGAAGGAACAGACAATACTCTTCTGGAGAATGAAGGTAAAAAACTCTTTTACTTTGTAAAGGGTGGTGCCGACCACATTAGTCAGAGCAAGAGAGAGCAACTGTTTCTTGCTATGCTAGAGAATCTGCATCCAGATGAGGCAGAAGTTATTTGTTTGGTTAAAGATAAGAAACTACAAACTAAGTTTACTCGTATTTCAAAGTCTTTGATTCAGGAAGCATTCCCCAATATTCAGTGGGGAGGTCGTAGCTGATGAAGATTCTCCATCAGAACTGTGATCCTGAACTGGCAAATGATAGAAGTTTGCCGTATACTGCTTACTTAGTTACCTATGAGATTGATGGAGCAATCGCTTATGATTTAGTTATCCCAGACAAACAAGTAGAAATCTTTGACTACTACTGGGATAGATATAGAGAGGGTCTTAAAGGTTGGAAACAATCTGAGGGGCGAGTAAATCCAAAACTTTGGGGAGTTCAACCGAAACAAGAAAAGAAAAAGAGGTAATCATGTCTTTAATTATTACTGGTGCTGGTAAGACACAAGCACTTTCATATTTGGTTGGTAAAGATACAACCGTTCAAAATTTAGTTCTTAAACTTTTTAGCAACAACGTAACACCAACAGAAAATTTTACTACATCTGATTTCGTTGAAGTTACTGGCGGTGGATACACTAATGTTACTTTAGATGGATCTACTTGGGTTGTTGACAGTTCTTCTGCTGCATACCCCAGGCAAACATGGGAGTTTACTAGCTCTGTTGGTAATGTATATGGATACTATGTAACTACATTAGATAACTCCTCTGTTATTTTTGCAGAAAAATTTGATGATGGTCCTTATAATGTTGCTACTATAGGGGATACTATTCGCGTTACTCTTAACATTCTGATTGCTTGATCTATGACAGTTAAACTTATTTCCGTTACGCCTGATGCAGAAAAGACAATGGCATACGTTGCTAGAGTCTCTAACCCTAGCAACCAAGATAATGAAAACTACGCAGGGTTACTGCGTTATTGCATTAAGCATAATCATTGGTCTGTGTTTGAACAATCTCATATGACCCTTGAGATTGAAACTAATCGTGGCATCGCAGCACAAATCCTTCGTCATAGGAGCTTCACATTCCAGGAATTTTCGCAACGCTATGCTGATGCTAACCTAATTACTGAGCATATTCCTGTGCCTGATCTGCGCCGACAGGATACCAAGAACCGTCAGAACTCTACTGATGACCTTGGAGACTATGTGAAACTCAAGTATCAGACCGAGATCGCTGAGCACTTCGCCGCCGCCAACGCGCTCTACAAGCGCCTCCTAGGGGCGGGAGTCGCCAAAGAGTGTGCAAGGTTCGTGCTCCCCCTAGCAACCCCCACACGGATCTACATGACGGGCTCATGCAGGTCATGGTTGCACTACATCGATCTTCGCTCTGCCCATGGCACTCAGAAGGAACATATGGTCATCGCTGAGCAGTGTAGAGAAATCTTTAAGGAGCAGTTTCCATCGGTTGCGGAAGCGATGGAATGGTGATATAATGGGGTCAAAGACAGAGACCCCATGAATATTTTCTATCTGAGTTACGACCCTCGCACCTGTGCCGCCGAGCATTGCGATAAGCATGTTGTGAAAATGATTCTTGAGTATGCTCAGCTTCTTTCCACTGCTCATCGTGTGCTCGACGGCATTCCTTATACTCAAAAATCTCCTAAGGGTAAGACAGTCAAACGTTTTCGACTAGACTATCCGCGAGAAGATATTCTATACAAAGCAGCTCACATCAACCATCCATCTGCTGTGTGGGTGAGACAATCCTCCTCTCACTATCGCTGGTTGTTTGAGTTGTTCCAGCATTGCTGTGTAGAATATACTCGACGCTATGGTAAGTATCACTCCAGTGAAAGTATGGTCAGTTATCTTTGGCGAGCACCGCAGAATAGTCGTGACAATGGATGGCAGGATCCGCCCCCTGCAATGCCCGATAAATACAAAGTGCCTGGAGATTCTATCCAGTCATACCGTAACTATTATATCGGAGACAAGGTTGCTTTTGCTACTTGGAAGTCTCCATCTACACCCCCATTATGGTTTATTGAAGATGCCAACTTACAAGTTCAAGGATAATAATACTGGTGAAGAGTTTGAGAAGTGGATGTATATGGCAGAAAGAGAACCGTATCTCGAAGCTAATCCTCATATCACTCAGATGCCTACACTACTACATGCAGTCTCTGAAGTAGGAAACTGGCAGAACAAAACAGATAGCGATTGGAAACACGTTATCAATCGCGCCGCAGATACTCCTGGTTCTAACATTAATCGTCTCTAATATGCCTGTAAGAAATCGTAAGACTAAGCAAGCCGTTCCAACGGGAATGAGCGTGAAACAAATGAAGCGCAAGAAGCCACTAAATGCTGACTACTTCGCTAAAGACATCGAACCTCTTACCGATTCACAACGTAAGATGTTTGAAGAGTGGGAAAACGATAAGCATTTGTTTGCTTATGGTGCTGCTGGAACTGGTAAAACATTCGTAGCACTTTACCTCGCTCTCAAAGATGTTCTTAACGAGAACACTCCATACGAAAAAGTATATATTGTTCGTTCACTTGTAGCGACACGCGAGATTGGTTTCCTCCCTGGCGACCATGAAGATAAGTCATCGCTCTACCAGATTCCATATAAGAATATGGTAAAGTATATGTTCGAACTCCCAACTGATGAAGAGTTTGAACTACTCTATGGCAATCTAAAGAACCAAGGAACGATTAGCTTCTGGTCTACTTCATTCCTTCGTGGCACTACCATGGATAACTGCATCATTGTCGTAGATGAAATGCAGAACC